GAGACGCAGATTCACAGACAGGGACACTGTTACGTCAACTGTTCTCATTCCGAGGGGGTTGGAATGGGAGCAGTCGAGGCGGCTTTGCGCGGTAAACCAGTCATCATCACAGACTTTGGCGGTCTCAAGGAGTATGTCCCAGACACGCCGTTCATCGTCAAGTGTTCGCGGACTGAAATTCAGCAGGATGATTTTTTGTTTCAAAAGGGAATGGTGTGGGGTCAGCCGTCGCTCGAGGATTTGATGTCACATATGCGCACGTGTTATGAGAGGCGTATTTCAGAATGGGACCACCCAGGGACGAAGAAGCTCATCTCGTCAGTTTTCGAAGAACTTCAACTGTAAGGTTACCATACTGTTCTTGATACTTGCTTAGAATACGATAGTTTGCAGACGCACCGGGTGAATATTGAGCGTCCTGCATGGTATAGGCTATGACATCAGTGAGGGTCAACGATGGGTTACTCGAGTAACTGTTCTCATCGAGGGCTTTGATGAGCTCGTCCATTTATTAATCAGTGTCAATCGACTTTAGCTTTGGTGATGCAGGAGTCATGAAATCATCAGACATGAGTTCCTCGCGACGGCCGTGCGACTCACCATCGCCGTAATGAATCATATAGTACGATGCAGCATACATGACAATTGCAAAAAGAACCGCGTTAAACCCGAGGAACGCCTGCTGAGCCTTGAGGTACGAGACGAAATCATCAAACGCTTTGAACCCAGTGGGAGCGCTAAAGAGACGAGGGAGTGCGAAAATCAACGTAAGATTGATTACAAGTGCAACAAGTATGGGTTTGAGTTCAACGTCAGCCATCTTCTATACCATAGTGCTATGTTTTTTGCAGAAGCACCCGCCTGCCACCACCCGGAACGAGCACTGCCGCCCCTCGAGTGTACGTGCTGTGCACGTGGGTCCCTTTGAAGCCACTGGTGCCGCCGCCTTCTTCTTTGCCGCCGCTGTCACCAAACCCACGGATGCCGGAGGTGTATAGTCTGGGATAAAGACTGTGCAACTCCGAGCCGCCTTGAGCTCGGTCGTGTGCTGACGGAAGCGGAGAGCAGAAGCCTCAAACTTGTTCATTTTGATTTTGGATGACTGAACCCTGTTCGGGGCAAGTCAGGCGAGTTCATCACACATTTTTTCTTCCAACGGACTCAACGTGGAAAGACATAAAAAAGTCGTGCACCTTATTAATAATGGCTACACTCGTCGAACGTCTGGTTAACATAGTGCGAGAGGCGGACCGTGTCAGCGTATATCTCCCCCCGGCAGTTGCAACTTTTCTGCGTCTTCACGGTTTCATTCCACACCGAACCTATACGCGTCCGCCCCGTCCACCCCCGCCTGTACGACTCCCGTGCCCTGGCTTGACACTGGCCGGTACACCTTGTAGAAACAGGTGTGCGGTAGGTTGTACGACGTGTCGACTTCACTCGGGTATACCAACCCCTCGAGCCCCGCGGGGACTGCCTGGGGTAAGTGAAAGGTGCCCAGAGATGGCAAAGGATGGGATGCAATGCAAGTGCTCAAAGTACAAGAGTTATTCGATGTGTTGGAGACACGCAAAGCGTTCCAATTTGCTTCCACCGCCTCCTGAAGTGCCGACTGAATGTGCTATATGCTACTGTGACCTCACGCGCGAAACAACTACAAAAACGTTGTGCGGGCACTACTTTCACATCGATTGCTTTGAATCATGGAAACAGAGTCAAGCAGCTTCATTCAAGGCGGTGACGTGTCCTATGTGCCGACACGTGAACCCGAAACCCAAGCCGCTTGTCAGACCCGCTTTGGGTATTGTACATCAAAGTTGATGAGAAGATTGGACTTTTCAGAAAGTCCCTTGCCTTTTACAACATAGTCCTTTCGAGGATCGATGATACCAAACTCTTTGAGTGTATTGAACTGAACAGGTCCACCGAAATGAGGTACAGTCACGTCGAGTCCTTCGACGGATTCCTGAAACGTGATGGTCATGACGTACCGCAAGTCTTCGCCGCGACGTTCAAACTTGGGGTGGGGTTTTATATTGAATGTAATAATGAGATCACCAGTTCTTTCGCGATTCGACCGCGCTTGTTCCCCGAGTCCTTGGAATCTATGTTGTGTCCCTGTGTGTATACCCTTTTCGATGTGTAAATTTATCATGAGTGTATCCACGTGCGTTTTCTTGTGGTTACACCCCGGACAGCCCTTTCGTACGACGCCGGCTGTCTGACACTGATCACACGGTCTGGCAAACATCTGACCCATCATACCCATCATTTCTTGCACCATCATTCCCCGTCCCTGGCACCGATGACACGTCGCGGCGCACGACTGACAGTGTTTCGTCACAGGCACCTTGATTGTCTTGTCCGCGCCGGTGTACACTTGTTCAAGTGTCAGATCTATCGTGTGATGCCTATCCATATTCTGCTGTTGCTGCGGACCACCCATGCCACCAAACATTTGCTGAAATATATTGGAAATGTCTGGACCTTGTGGCCCTTGCTGCTGTTCAGGGACATCAGTTCCAAACTGGTCATAGCGGGCACGTCGGTCTGGGTCGCTCAACACTTCATATGCCTGTCCGATCGCCTTGAATTTTTCAGCGTCACCTCCTTTGTCGGGATGATTGACTCGTGCCAAGTTTCTGTACGCCTTTTTAATCTGATCTGCTGATGCACCCCGCTCGACGCCGAGTGTTTCGTAATAACTCATACTGTTGAAAGCCGTGTAAACTTTATTTGGTCTAAAACCGCGATGCCCCAAAAGCACAAGACAAGATGACCGAGGTTGACGAAACAATCCTGACTCTTTTTGAAAAGCGAATTCACCATGGGCTCAAATTTTACCTCACCAAGCAGACAGATCGGGTGTTCTGGGAACAAAATAACAAGTTTCGTTACAAGAATGCCCGTGAGGTGAATCAGGTGCTCAAAAAGGTGTTTGAGTCTATGCATGTGATTTACCCATCACTCGAAAGTGTATTTGATGAAAATCTCACCCTTTTGCAGCAGTGTACGTGGGTCGGAATGAACGCGCCATGGCCAGTTGATCCAGATGACCACATTCAGCGGGTTGTCGATAATGTCATGGAGGTGTTCAATACCACAGTGTATGCAAATCTTCGATGTGAAATTCTCAATCTAGAATAAAATATTTGAATTAATCATATGGGTCACACTATAAAAGGTCAGTCGCCATACAAGTATCGCCCCAGCACCAACCGGCGTCCGTCAAGCCTGGCGCCCGTGAATGAGTCGCGTGAAAATGCCACGAAACGCTGGAACAAAGTGCGCCAGTATCTAAAGAGCGTCGCACACCTCGAGCGAAACATCCGTGCAAAGGGGGTTGCGACCCGCGGCCGCTTCAGGGTGAAAAACTCATCACCTGTTAAGAAGAATAACTCACTCGTTACGACTCAGTGGAAAAATTCAGCTGCGGGCATTTACGTTCTGAGCCAGCCATACAAGAGAGGTCGGTTCAAGTTTGAAAATATTCGTGGTTTCGTCCCGTATCCTAAGAAGCGTACAACCGCAAAATCTCCTTGATAATCTCATGCCGCTTAATGTCATCTTCACCGAACTGCACCTGCTCGAGACCATTCACAGGGTAGTTCTTCAGGCGTTCCAGTAAATCAACAAGTCCGTTGTTTTCAAACCCACGATCATACTGACCAGTGTCACCTGTGATGACGAGTTTGGAATCCTTCCCGAGACGGGTCATCACCATACGCATCTGATTCGGCGTTGAGTTTTGCATCTCGTCTGCGATGATCCATGCATTGTCAAATGTCCGACCGCGCATGTACGCGAGAGGGCACACCTCAAACTTTGTCTTGATTGACATTGCATCCTTCATGGGACGAACCCACGGATCCATCTTCTCATCGATTGTACCGGGAAGGTATCCATGCTGTTCATCCACAGAGACAGCCGGGCGAGTCAAAATGACGTGACGAGCATGCTTCGATGCGGCTTGGCACGCCATCATGGTCTTGCCTGTACCGGCCGGACCACTTGCGATGACGATAGGAATGCGTGGGTTTTCGAGCAGGGCTTGATACAGACGGTGCGCCATGCTTTGAATACATGGTATTCTTTTATAACCTGTTTAAAAATGTCGGGGTTTTTTATACCATGAGCCACCTTTCCGTCGAACAGACATCAGATGCTTCGCATCTGATGGAGTTTAGTATCATTGATGGTGAACTTGCAATCATACATGACGGTGAAGTTGAATATGTCTTCGAACGCGATTCGCTCAGTAGGGCGGCCTACACGTACATGATTAATTGGATCCAGGGGAAAAAGTCTCCCAAGGATGATCCGGGAACAGTGTGGTTTGAAGCTGAAAATGCTTGGGACTCGCTCAGCCCTGAGATACAGGGTACGCTCATAGCCATCGCACATAAAGAAAGACAACAGGCTCGCGACATTCGTGATGGGTTGCTTGCAACTCTTCATGAATATAAGGGCTTGAAAAGCATCAAAGATGCTTACGCTAATTCTATCAGCGCGTGCTTTGGTTACTTACATTAATTCAACCTCGCATTCTTCCACTGAAACAACAGACTCGATTTGTATTTCGTCAATCTCGACGTCACAAATACCTTTGACACGCATGGCGAGCACGCGGTCCCAAAAATCCTTCATCACTGGAAGGTACTTGGCAAACCATTCACGGTCACGTGGAACCTCGACGACGACAAACTCTTCTGGTGGCCCCTCTTTGTACTGCAGGAAATCACACACCTCGAGGTCCATAATCTCGAGTAAAAGTTGAATCTGGGGCAGGTAATACCCCGGAACTTCGGGTTTAATCTTTCGACTCAGAGGACACTTAATCTCGAGGAGACGACCAGACTCGGTGATGCCGTCGGGACTTCCACCGAGAAATTTGTGTACCGGATGTTGCACAAGACCAATCTCGTGTGAAATCTGACCGTGACGCATGTCATACAAATCACGAACCATGGGTTCGAGACGCGTTCCGTGTGCAGTCGCTTCGTTTCCCGCCCATGGACGCGCCGCGCCACACTTTTTTGCCAAAAGCCCCTCAGGCTTTTCGTATGGGTTGAGGCCGATAGCCGTCGCCGCGTCGCTCGCAGTTAGCAGATTTCCACGGAGGTTGAGCCACTCCTGACTGCGCTGGTCTGCGTAGGTCTGTGCGATGAGTTCTTTGGCTCTTGGGTGCATTCTTCATTTAAAATGTTGATACTGTTTATATAATGGCTTTGAAGTACTCGAAAATCAATCTTACCAAACTATTAAACGAAACTGGACCAGGGAATCGTAAAACGCAATGGAGAAGACTTGCTCTTAAAATGCACCCTAATAAAGGAGGTAACTCTAATACATTTAAAAACTTGTCTGCCGCTTATAATGCGTATTATAAATGTAAAGAAACAGGATCCGCGTATACGAGAAAACCTCCTACCCCACCAACAGAAACTGAAAAACGTCATAGGAACATATTAGCAAAAAAAAATAAAGCCATTAAAGCGGGAAACGAATATACTCCCATTAAGGTTAGATTAAACCGATCGCCGATAATACGGTTTAAAAATCAGGAAAATATAAATTTTTTTAGGAGAAGTGTAGTGGGTCGTTATGCATCTTTACGTGAACGAGGAAGTGGTCATAATCTCAAACCAAATCGGAATTACTATTTTATAGGAACATCTGCTATACCGGGAAGAAACCGTTCAAAATTACTTGTTTTGAATATAAGTCAATATAGTACTAATATTAGAAACAAAGCAGGTCTTGCAAATAAAAATGAATTAACAAAATATTTTGGTATCAAATAAAATGTTTACACTGTTTAAATGAAGTACCTGTGGACGCTCTTGTTTGCACTGCAAATTCTGCTATTTTGGGCACTGACACCCAAGGATCGTAAGTTGACACGCAATGAGTCATTTATATATTATTCTGTTACGTTTATTTTAGCTGTAATAATCGGACCTCAGATGTTTCGTGAACTGAAGATTATTTCTTAAATCGCTCCGTCGTCTTAAGTGCAATCTGTGCCGCAAATTGTTCCGCTTGTTTCTTCGTGCTCGCAAATCCAGAACCATACGGGATACCATCCACTACAACCTCGATGTGGAACGTGCCGTTATATTGACCGCGAACCTGGTAATCCGGCAACGGCACTTTGTTCGCCTGACACCAACGCATCAGCTGATCCTTGTAATTGTCATCCGTGAGATTCATGTCAATGTGATCAAACGCCGCAAACACAAACGACTTGGCATGAATCATACCAATGTCCAGATAAATGGCACCTACAAGTGCCTCAAAAACATCCTCAAGTATGTTCTCATTGGTGTTCCACCCATTACGCATCCCCTTGTCATCCATGAGAACCCACTTCTCAAGCCCTAGACGTTTTGAAATTTCACAAAGCGTTTTACCTCTCACGAGTTTCGTACGCGCCTTGGTCAAAAATCCCTCCTGCTCTGCTGGAAACTTTTCAAAAAGATATCGCGTGATGATAAATCCAAGAACAGAGTCACCCATAAATTCCAGCGTCTCGTACGAGCCTTCAAGACCCTTGTACTTTTTGAGGGCTGATTTATGCGTGAAAGATCTGCGATACACTTTGATATCATTAATTTTCGTTCCTACGAGACGTTCAAGCGCCACGCGGTCGATGTTTGGGGCATCGACGAGCTCTGGCGATTCAACGGGTTCCATTTTATACTACTACGTACACTTTTTGTTTTAAGTTCTAACACCAATCTGGGGATGTCCCTGGAACGCCGGAATGTACCCAGGTCCAGTACCACTCACTCCCGTCGACTCTGCTGCAGGTTTTTTAACAACCTGAAAGATGAAAAAGAGTGCGATGAGAATCAGAAACAGAATCAGCAGTTTATTCATATTACATTATACTGTGGAAAAAAGTTCTTCACGCCTTCTTCACCGTCGGACGCTTCGCCGCCGCCTTGGGCGTGGCAGGCTCGGTCGTGGCATCAGCCGCCACTGGAGCAGCCGCCTTCTTGGGCTTGGCAGGCGTCTCGGACTTGATGTAGTGCTTGTTGATGTACTTCTGGATGTTCAGAAACGTCACCTGTACATCAGCTGGGGGGTCCAGGATAGCCTTCAGAGAAGCATCCATGTTGATGAGCTGACCCTGCTTCAGACCCTTCTCAGTCACATACTCGTTCATCTTCTTCGTCACCTGAGAGCGGGAAATTTGCTCACCGGCAGCCATCTTCAGAAACTTACGCAGCTCCTCAGAGATATCCAGAGGCTTGTTGAAACCATTGGTGGTGGAACGAGCCTTGGCCTTCTCGCCCTGTGGGTCCTCAATCAGGTTCTTCACCTTGCGGAGGTCCTTGCGGAGGAGCTTAATCTCATCGAAGATAGACTGCAGAGTGATGGTAGTGTCAGCCATTGATACTTGATGAGCTCTTCACGTCTTTAACTAGCTTAGCAGTCTGGGTACCGAACACGAGCAAAAGAAGAATGAGCATCGGCCATGTCAACATGGGTCCGACAACCATGAAAAGGGCGAGATGCCATACCCTGAAACCACCGTATACGGGCGTGTCTTTCATAAAATTGTACGCCACGAGGTAATCAACCTTTGGTATTTCCATATCTACTGTTTCGTGACATTTTTTTGGCAGCCCATGCAAGAAACAAAGCCATTACGAGAGTTCCGACGACAATCAAAAGGATGATGGCCCAGATTGGAAACCAATTACCCGTCCCGTCACCGCCACCGGCCGTCCCGCCGCTCGTATTTTTTGAAGACGCTTCGCAACACCCTGGGTCGCATGGAAACTGTGCACCGCCTTCTTGAAATGCACATATCATGTTCGGACCCGATTCCGTTCCTGTTGTGGGTGTTATGCCAGGTGTCAATTGTTGCTGGTATGTACAATTCTTCCCAGTGTACTGTGGTCCACAGTACGTCGGACCTGTCGTCGCGTACGTGTTGCCTGTTCCACAGAGTCCATTGGACTGGAGTGTATACCCAGTAGGGCACGTTTTTTTGACGATGGTCGAACTTGTCGACGTGGCACAGTTGGATGAATCCCCTGGAATGGGAAAGTATCCAGAAGGACACGTCGCCGCTGGATCCATCTACTTAGAGCTTAGGTTTGTTTTTTGATTACATGGAGTACGGAACTCCCGTAAAGATTCCCGATGGCCGTTATTTTCTGAAGGTTTCTGCAAAGGGTGACGCTCGTGTGTTTCACCAGGTGAACAATGTCCAGGTTGATGGAACTCTGTCGAAAGAGACGCGTCAGGTGAATCTCAAAGTGCCCTCAAAAACTTTGTTTGAGACTATTGATAACGAGCTTCTAAGTCAGGCGGAGGTGAGCAAACTCGAGTGGTTCGGCAAGGATATCTCGGCTGAAACGATTCGATCTGCTTACCAGGCGAGCCTATCAGCTGATGGTGAGCTGTCTGCGTCGCTTGCAGCCATCAAGGGGAAGGTGGTGACGACATTCTTTGACGCTCAGAAGAATCCAATTGAGGAAATTTCAGGAGCGTGTGATTTTCTGTTTGAGCTGGCTGGTCTCTGGTTCCTCAAGCGCTCATTCGGTCCCATCTGGCGCGTCGTCCAGGTTCGTCAGCGGCAGGCACCAAAGCCAAAGACGAAGGGATACCCAGTCGAGTTCCAGTTTGCAGACGAGCCAGAGCCAGACGCTGAAGAGGACGACCCGACGGATTACCTGGACTGAAAAAAAAAGTCGTATACTAGTATAACATGGACGGCAAAGGTCTGGCGATTTTGATCCTTCTGTTCCTGATTGCCATGATGGTATTTTATCCCCAGCGTAGCGGTTATCTGCCAACAGGCGAGGACCCAGTCGGCGCTTCCCCAACTGATAGCAAGCCAGCAAGCGATGGCCCCCGTATCATGCAGGGCGGTGGTCATATCTCTGCTCCAGGTGGCACCTTCTCGTCAGTTGATGAGCCAGCACCGTTCGACATGGGTGGTTCCGGTCTGCGCACGGTCGACATGCCCGTGTACGACAACACCAACGTGGGTCTGATTCCCAAGGAGGTTGTGACGACTGAGGATTTCGGTCAGTTTTCCCCAGACGCCATCCTGTCTGGTCAGAACTTCCTGGACCCGCGTGCCCAGATTGGTTTCCCCGAGACGATCGGTGGCAACCTGCGTAACGCCAACCGCGACTTCCGCTCCGAGCCACCCAACCCCCGTGACTCTGTGAGCATCTTTAACCTGTCCACCATTCCCCCAGACACCATGCGCCCCAAGTTTGAGATTGAGAACAGCTACGAGAAGTAAACTGAACAAGTCAATGAGTGACTTGATACTTAAAAAATAAACAACTTTAAATAACAAATGGACGACTTTAAGACCATCATGACTGAATGGCTCTCCCTGAAGCACCAGCTTGCTGCTGCGAGGAAAGACATGACTGTACTAAATAAGCGTGAGAAGGAGCTCAGGGCACAGGTCCAGGAGCACATGAAGGAGATGAAGGAGACACAGGATGTTGACACGGTCAAGGTGAATCAGGAGAAGGTTTCTCTTCACACCAAAGAGTCCCGTGGCAGCATCACCAAGAATGTAATCCTGGCGGGTCTGCGTGCTTACTTTGGCGGCGACGAGATGACAGTCGAGCGTGTTTACCAGATTATTGTCGACCACGCGCCAGTCAAGGAGCGCAACACCATCACCGTCAAGAAAACCACTTAAACAGGTGTCACGTGTGACACCGCCGCGCAGCGGCAAACAACGGTCTGCACCGCTACGCGGCGAAGGAGGTGTGCGAAGCACACCTCCGCCTATATAAAAGACCCACGCGTAAGAAAAACAAGTACAATGGGTATCAACAACGAGTACCGCGACGACGCTCTCTTTGTCGGTGAGGACGTTGACGAGGCATACAACGAGCAGGAGGATCACGAGCTGTTGCTCAGTCCGGTTGATTGGCACGATTGGCACTCGGAGAATGTCCTCAACATGTGGATGTCACTTCGTCAGTACCTCGAGGACAATCATCTCAATAGCACCCTGATGAACAATGCGTCCTTTCACGACTTTGCTGAGTTTGTCCGACAATTTTCTCGGTAGATAGTATCTGCTATCATGGATATCACTGGTCCCAAAATTCTGACCCCAGCCATCCTGTTCGCCCTGCTCAGCCCGGGTCTGCTTCTGCGCGTGGGCCCCAGCCCAGTGCTGGTGCACGCCCTGGTTCTGTCCCTTGTGTACTATCTGATTGCCAGATTTGTGCTCAAGGTGTCCCTGCGCCCAGCTGACCTGATTGTCCCCGCCGTGCTGTTCGTGCTGCTGACTCCAGGCGTCCTTCTGACGATTCCCCCAGCAGGCAAGGGTGTCTTTATGTCTGGCCAGTCTTCTCTGCTGGCGGTGGGTGTGCACACGCTGGTGTTTGCACTTGTCTTTTCCTTCCTCCGCACAAATTTTGCCAAGTACTACTAAGAAATGAATGGTCAGAAGTACGTCGGTCTTCTTATGAATTCCCGTACCCAGGCACACGCTTTCCACCTTACGACCAATTCGTTTGCGCAGCACAAGGCGCTCCAGGCGTACTATGAAGGCATTGTCCCTTTGTTTGACAGTTACGCCGAGGCGTATATGGGTAAGTACGGTCGTTTTCGCCGCATCATTGCCGGCCGCCGCACAATTGCCCGCAACCCGAAACTGTATTTCCGTTCGCTTCTGACACAGCTTCGCCGCATGCGCCTCCCACGAGACTCGTATCTCAAGAACATTCAGGATGAAATTACAGCACTGGTACGTTCTACCCTTTATATGCTTAGCCTAAAGTGAACAGTCACTGACACACTAATGAAACACCTGGCCATTGGCCCGGGTGCGATGACATATTTTGCATTCCTTGGCGCGTTGGGCGCCCTTCGAGATTGTCACGAACTAGACAATCTCGAAGACATTTCGGGTGCGAGTGCCGGCGGGCTTCTCGCCTTTTTCTACGTCGTTGCCGAAGGCAACATCAAAACGATCCTGGATTACTCAGTGGACATTCCGATAAAGGAAATCATGAAACCCAACATTCGTCAGTTTTTGAAACATTTCGGACTCGTCAGTCAGAAGAAGATTCGAACAGTAATCACCGACATTATCAGAGTTTTTTTCAGTAAGGAGGATTTGACGTTTCGCGAGCTTCAAGCCCTTCGCCCGACAATGCCCAAAATACACATCAGCGCATACTGTGTCAATCTAGCGCGTACAGAATATTTTTCGTGCGACTCGTCGCCGAACATGTCCATGGTGGATGCATTGTGCATGACCATCGCAGTGCCGTTTCTCTTTGCATCTGTGGAATATCAGGGGCGGAGGTACATTGACGGCGGGACGATGGAGGAAACACCAGGTGGAATTTTTGTAGGAAAGGCGGACGTAAAGACGCTGAGATCGGTGTGGGCAAAGGATTCTATCGAATATGACACGCGCAACCTCAAGTCATACATCACGAGCATCTTGAACACGACGATGTGTCTGAGACCGCGGTACACGTATCCCACGGTCGACGTCGACATGTCCAACTTTGAGTTGTTTGATTTTGGAGTCTCTACTGAGACGAAGCTGAAGCTGTTTTCGTTTGGGTACCACTCCACACATACACGGGCGTCGAAATCATGTATGACTTTCCATCCAGAGCTAGATTTGCAGCCGCGAGAACCTCACATAGATCAATCACATCACACGGAGCAATGTGCTGCTGATGATAATCCCGGTCGTCCCGAACAAACCGAACAAAATCCTCGAGACGAGCCGAAAACTTTGCCGGCGTCCACCCATTCATCGTCATCCACGCCTCGTACTGTTTGAAAAACTCGGGGCATCGCGTTGTGAGCACGTGCTGCGTGCACACCTTGGCGAGCTTCGACCACCCAGGAATTGTCGAGTGGTCCGGAAACGCCCGGAGCGGCTTCGGAAACAGACCCGTCTTGAAGCGCGTGTCTGTCGCCTGTAGAATTTCGAGTTCGTTATCCATCGAGTGTGCGAGCCAGTTGCCATCCCCTTGCTCCCACACACAGTGCATAAACTCACAGATGGCGTCGCGAAACGGAAGCACAACCGCCTCTTGGCCGTGAATTATCGTTCGCCCGAGCTTTGCCTGTACGCGTTCATTCTCGGCGACAAACGGATCTTCGAGAGCCTCTTTGATGAAGATGGTTCGAAGTTCGCCGTGCGTCACCGCACGATTCTTACGATACTCTGGGGTCTGGTTACGCCCATGTGATACCCACGTCTTTTTCTCAGTGACGTTCACAGGGGCGAAGCTGATCGAGTGTATAATTTTTTGAGCAGTTGACTCGAAGTCACCGACGACATACTTCATTATAGGACAGAGTGGCCGTTTTTTTATCTCACAAAACAGTAACAATGCCAACCATCGTTCGCCGTGCGTACACGTTCCGTCGCAAGCCACGGACGATCCGCGTCCCAGCCAGTGCGAATCACCGCGCTTACACGCGTCACATTTCAGGTGGCGTGGTCCGCGTCAAGTCTGCCCGCGTCGTCAACCGCGGTCTTCCAGGCAAGGGTCCGTACACGCTTCCACCCCTGTCACCAGGCAAGCTGTACGGGTACACCGTGTCTGCCAGTGTACCGAACCGCTACAAGTCTCTGACCTTTGCCATGAAGAGCAACTCCCCTATGGCGGTGTTCCGTCGCCTCCAGATTCTGGCGCGTTACCTCAAGCGTACGTCCCCAGTGGCACACAACACGGTCCTCAAAAACGCAGCATGGGTCCATGCGAAGTTTTAAGAAAATGCCTTTGTAGACCCGGTCTCTTCGCGGCGCTTACGTTTGGCGTCTGCGCTAGCTTTGTTGGCTGCCGCCAGCTCGGGGTTAGCCTTCGCCTTGTTCTCCTGCTTGATCTTCTTCTTCTCAGAATCCGTGAGCTTGTCAGGGATTTTCTTGATGTCAACCATTACACTTGAAGTACAAATTAATTACCCACAAATAAACGCGGCGTCTACCTATAAATTTTCTCACGCCTTAATAAATGAAGCGTTCCACGATCATTCTTATTCTGATGCTTGTCCTCGCCATCCTCGCGTTCAGCCGCGCCGGCGTTCGGCGTGTCCCGGGTCAGACAACCCAGTCTGAGCAGCGTCGCATCAAGGGTATGTCAATTATAGTCGAGGATCTCTAAACAGGTATGGAGCAACTGAAAACCAATTGGGATACCGTGATGAACAATCCGGTATTTCGTCGAAAGTTTACAGGCTGCCAGGGTGACTATGACATATCAACGTGTCGTCGAATTATTCATCCAAAAGGGACACTGTATACTCCCGTTTCAGATGAAGAAGGTCATTTTATGGCGTATGAATTCATTGGGTCAAAAATCATACGAGTCTTTGATCCCGCACACCCAAAAAACAGGTACAGCGGTCATCTTGACAGTGCACTCATTTCAAAATTGTCAGGAAGACGTGTCGTTGTATGTCGAGACCATCCTCAGAAACACGAAGAAGACACATTCTGTGCGACATGGACACTCGCGTGGCTTCGACCGGATATGCGACATCTCACTATTTCTTCTTCCCAGTCAAAATAATCAACATCAACCCAATAACGAGCGCGAGCGTCGCCCCCCACACAATCTTTTGATTCTCCTTTTCAAAAGGGACGGGTGGTGGTAAACTGACAGGACGTTCGACTTGATCCGGTACGTGTACCGTATGAAGTCGTAGCGTGAATGAATTGACATTGAGTCCGTGAAAATCCAAAGGAACGCCATCCCGGTTGAGCCATTTGACCGTGAGCCGATCGAGTGAATCGAGTCGTGAAGGGAACGTGACATTCACGTGGTAGTCACCAGCCTCTTTGAACGCTTTGATTCCACCAGACGGCACATCCATTGGTATGATGGCGAACGAACGTGCCGACGTATTGCTCGTCGTCGTGTACACACCCTGTGGATTCAGAATCAGTTTCCGGGCATCGGTCGTAAACGGCGTCCGAAATTCTTCGATATCGAGCCAGATGTAATCGTTCATTTCGAGACTCACGATGTTGGTTGATACGACATATGCATTTGCTGTTGGGTAAAGCCCGTTGTAGACTGCATTTGTGGCAATGGGATTCGATACTGTTGTTCCAAGCGGCAACCCGAGAATGTCTGCAATTTCCTGTGTCAGAGTCGTCACTGATGTCAGATTACCCGTGAATATAAATTTACCCTCCGCCTCCAGGTAACTCATAGCGACGTTCGAAACTTGTTCACTGTTGTTGAATGTGTCGACGATCGAACACGTCGAGTAAAACCCAGGGTTCAGAGCCACATTGGATGAATCAAATACGAGTACGTTCGAGCTCGTCGTGAGGTTGTACATTGTGTTTGGGATTTTGGCGGAGATGAGATCAATTTGACTTATGTTATGGACTGGCGACTGAAGAAACAGCGTGTACGAGTTTCCTGACGGGTACAGTGTCACATCTCTCTGTCTGGAATCGACGTACAATGTCGTCTCCATCTACCTAAAACCAACATTAAATAAACTGTCCTTTGGACAGCGCCGCGAAGCGGCCTCATCAGCTGCGGCGGGAAGGACTTAAAACCAACATTAAAAGAAACAGTAGGAATGCTGCAGTATTGGATCGACCGTGTTCGTGTCACCGGTGGTCCGTCCGACGTCACGGTCGTGCCTGTGAGTTTTGTAACGACGGAGATTGTAGACCAGCTCAAGCGTATCGTGGCACCAGAGGATGAGATTGTGGATGGCGAGGAGGCGGCAAAGAACGATTGGGTCTTTGAACTCAAGCCTGGTGACGTTTTTCCGGTACAGATTATTGCATCGATCCAGGCGACACTCGATGCGTCAAAGTTTGACGGTATGATGTTTCCCGTTGTGTATCGCGGAAGCCCAATGATGGAGAAGCGTTTTTACAAGCGTTCCGGTGGCGAGAATTTCCAGAAATCAAATATGCCTATTTTTAACCTAAACCCTCCACCTGTTGTTTCGGAAGTATGAAGGACTGTGTACGGGCGATTGCGACCCGGGTCTGGCAGACCCTCGGACCTGGGTTTTCGGAGCGCGTCTACCACAACGCTATGGAGGTGGGACTGCGAAAGTCGAATATCCCATATCAGACTGAGCGAATCGTTCCAATCATGTTTGACGAACACGCGATTGGAAACATTCGTGCGGATCTCATTGTGGACTCATGTATCATTGTTGAATTGAAATCTGTCAAGGCGCTCAAGGATGAACACCGCGTTCAGACGCGCATGTACATGAAACTTTTGGGCCTACCTGAAGGTGTCCTGATTAACTTTCCCAACTCGGGGAATGCCATCGAGGTGGAGGACCTCACATCTTCGCCAGGTATCGTGCTCGATTTATCGAGTACCCATTCTTCACCAGACGTTTGAATTTCTTTTCAATATTGGACGTTGATTTTTTGTGCGGATTCGCCTTTTTACGCGTAACATCTTTGGGCTTGTAACCCATGAGAGCTACTATAAATTTCATCATTTAAAACCACCCGACATTTTAAACTCAAATGTTCACACCAGAGATGAAAAAGGCGGTTTCTACTGTGGTGAAGGACCCCGACTCTAAAACGTCGACGCGGGTCATATCTTTTCTGTACTATTTGACCATCCGGGCATGCGAGATTATCGATTGGTGGTTTCCAGTAAAGGTTAATAAAGAAAAATAAATGGGCTGGTAGTTCAGCAAGTAGGAATCCACTGCCATCCGAGGTCAGCGGTGATTTTCTTCCATATAATATCGTGTTTGTACAACTTCTCCTTCGACTTGAGCAAAGGAAAGCATGGCAGGTATTCATCTTCGCCGAGGAGTTCGCAAAACTTGTACAAGACGTAACTGTAACTCAAAAAGTTTTTACGGTTTTCTGGACAATGCTTCTCAAAAGGCTTTTGAATCTGACCAAACATGAGCCGAAGGCGGTCTTCTAGTGCTTGAGGCATGGCTGGCGGTTTCACCCCGTTGAGAATCGTTGTGATGTATGGTGCGTGTTCGTAGTATTTATTCATGTGAATCTTCTTCAGCATCTCACGCACCTTGCGATGTGTCAGGTCTAATTTATCTTTAATGCGCTGCTTTTTCACTTCGAGTTTCAGTTGGTCGATGAGCTCATGGGGAACGCTCGTGTACTCTTTTGCCTGAAACTGATTGACCCATTCATTAAAATGGTTCTCACGCCGGTACGAATATATGACGTGGCGTTCCATTTCCTGCTCCTCCTTGAAACCAACTTCTTGACATTGCACGTAATCAGTCATTCCACACCTGCGACAGATCATATCGCTCGTCATGTCGTCGAGTGTATGGTCGAACGAACCACATCCTTTACATTTTGGCATGTACCCCGGATTTTTCTTTTGCATCGGTGTGATGTGGGTTCCTTCGACTGTGGTCATGTACTTTTCGTATACATCCTTCTTCTTTCCCCCAGCGGCTTCAAACTCCATTATTAAAGGAATGCAGTCCGCTATATAATCGTACATTTCCCGTTCAGCAACCAAGTCCCCTTTAGATATTCTTTTTTGAAATTCTGAGAGGCGTTCTTGGTAGCGTCCTTCCATTATAAATAATATATCGTTTTCTTTTAGTTAATGTGGGTCTTGAATATCATCGAACAATGTAGACCCAAGAATTTTCAGGTTCATCAAATGCTCAGACACGACGGTGATGAATTGATACCAGTTGAAGAATTCAAACCAGGTGAATGTGGACACGTCGATTACTACTTTGGTGGTCAAATATACACACACATTGGACACTGGCCTATTCAGAACATCGTCCCTCGCTTTTCAGTTCCGGTACATAGTGCCATTTTTATCAACGACGAAGATCAAAAACCCACAGTCTGTACCGAGATTGTCAGACGACACGCGGGTCCGACGCAATCACCAGTGTCATTTGATGTCTACGCCCCTCGGCCACATTTCACAGTTTCATTCGCAGGAGGGTTGAAATTCTCCTTCGGAATCAAATGGGTTCTCATAAAAAAGGTGTCCGGTAAAGTTTTTATACAGAACGTTCTCGGTCAAATGACTACTCAACCTTTGGCGCCAGGTAAAACTTGAGTTCACCGAGGTTTGCAACCGTGTATCGAAACACGATGGGCATGTTATCATCGTCGTCATGCTGCATCAGCTGGACACTCGAGCACAGGCTAGTCGCACGTGTAAACATGTTGATGTACTTGAGTGAAAACAGATTCCCGAGCGCCTTGTCCTTTCCGGGCTCGACGCATTCAATAATAGTCTTTTGGTTTGCAAAGCCACCCTCGCACTCGAGCTCGAGTGTATTCTTCTTACGCGTGATTCGAATATCCTGAGCCAAGTTGTTCATGTCACGTGTCACACGTTGGAAATCAACACTCGGGATGGTGGTCAGGACGTTCATCTCAATTTCAGGAACGGAAAGTTCATCATCATTAATATCCAATAGCTTAAACTCGAACGATGTCGACGACTTTTTAGCTGCATTCTCAATGTGAATATGAAGCAGGTATGAATCGTCAATCGACATGCTCAGTGTATCCGTATTGGTCACAGACTTGAGGAGCTTGTACGTGTTTGACACGTTGAGACCAGCTGTGTGTTCCCCTTCACAATGGTACTCTTCAAAGTTTTCCGCCGGCATGACGAGGTGGACGAGCGTCACGCGCGCCGTGTCGAGCGTAACGACGATGAGTCCTTCTGGGCGGAACACAAGGTTAACATCGTTGATGATATCCTTGAGCACCTCAAATACCGTGCGGAAAGCACTCGCTTGAATCGTCTTGAGACGAACCATAGACAGAGAACGCAGACTCACTTTATACCCTTTTGGTATGCATCTGAAACCTTTCTGTTCACCTTTTCTTCAAGCTCACGCGTCATAGGAGGTGCCAGGGGCATGTTGAAGTGTTCAATATCGAAATAGTTACCAGAATCGTTATCGTGTGTATCATCGAGCATTGCACCAGAAAGCACCGTCTGGTCAAACTCTTCGACTCGCTCCTCTGGCTTCATCGATTCGATCCATTTACGAACGTCGTTTCCGACGAGTAGCTGACCGTCGTTTGTCACAAGTGTGGGTACACGTGTAATCTGTTTCGATGGAACCCCCTGAGTCGACACGTTATGAAAACGAATCATGTGAATGAGCGCTGGGTTTTCACGAATCTCCTGAATAACCTGAGAACAATATGGACACTTGTCGCTGTAGACTAAAGTGGCCATTACCTACTACTGGATAACTTTTTGTAGCCAGGGAGACGACGCAGAAGGGACTTTTTTCTCGTCTGTTAGTAATATGAAGGACATTGTCGTATTCCTCCTTCTGGCAATTTTGGGATTTTTGATGTGGAACCGCGGTGTGTTCATGAACGGAGAGGCGTTTGTGAACGTCAGTGACCAGAAGCCAGTGGAACCAGCCACGATCCAGAGCATCATCAATGCCATTCAGGCCAAGAACCCCGATGTGTACCCGGTACAGACCATCTACATCAACTCGATGCAGGGTGATCAGGGGTCGGCGATGTATGAAGCCCGCATCATGTTCGTCAACACACGTGGATACTTTGGTGTCCAGTACGACATCAAGGCGGATGGTGACGGCAACATCCTCGAACTGTCTGAGCAGCCCCAGCCCGGCATCGGAGCTGCTGATGTATTCGAGCCCTTCGGTCCCGGTGATTCATACACCACATTCGAGGACACCCAGGTTGTCCTGGACAAACAGTTTGCCGACCTGAAGACCCAAGTTCCCGGCTACCAGAGCAAGCTCGACATTTGGCTGGAGCAGATGCGCCAGTCGGAGAGAAACAACGCCGACGCTGCGGCGTGGAACGGCACTGTTGTTTCTAGACAGTAAGTAGGGATGATATCAGCACAAAATCTCGCTGAGCGAGAGCACAAGAGGCTCGAGGTTCGCAAGGCGACCTACAAGGCTATTCTCGAACAGCTCTGTCGCAAAATCAAATCTGCGTCAGAACTTGGAGAACGTTCACTGTTTGTGACAATTCCACCGTTTACCATTGGGTACCCTGCATACGAAATTGAGAGTACAACTGCGTACATTCAGCGTCAACTGGATCGTCTGGGATACAAGGTGATCAAGGTGGCACGGGGCACGTTGGGTATCAGCTGGGGTGATACGAAACCCAAGGGACCCGTCATCATTGATCACTCTGCTGAAGAAGACTCTATGAGAAGCATTTCGCTACCTTCACTTGCAAATTTACAGAAAACAGCTGCGAAATTGCGTGGAAAAAAATAAACTCGTTAACACAAATGGACTCGACAGCTATCCTCGTCGAGGCGGAACGTAAGTTTATGATCAAGCTGTGCAACGCCATGACACCCGTGATGATTGATGCCTTTTACGACATGTACAAAAAGGCGATCGAGGTGTCCAAGGGCCGTCAGACGCTCATTCACTACCAGACGCTGCTCCAGGAGGTGCCTCACTGGAACAACACGATCGTGAAGCAGCACGCCGATGCCATCATCAAGTCCTGTTCCATGTTTCCCAACCTGCTCGCCGCCGTGTTTGTCATTTCAGTCAAGATTATGTCCGCCGTGCGTATTTCATCAGACTCGAAAAAGATTAACATTAAGCTACCATCCAACGACGTGTTTGTGCACTCATGCTACATCGCGGCTGCAAAAAGTCTGTATGATGATCCGTATGTCGTGGTTGATAAGATGTCCGATCAGGAACGTCGCATCAAGATGGCGGCTCGTTTCACCGAATTGATCAAGGAGGTGGTTGATGATTTTATTCCGGTACAACAGATCCTTGATACATACATTCCCAACTTTACAGGTGACCTCGATATGGGTGGTTCAAATGAAGACCCCACCGACCCCACAGACCCAGAGATGAACGAGGAAGAGTCACCACAAGTTGCAACTCCGTTGCCCGATGTACCAGAGGCTGGAACGCCGGCACCAGAGGCTGGGACGCCGGCACCAGAGGCTGGGACGCCGGCACCAGAGGCTGGGACGCCGATGCACGAGGATTTCCCCGAGCCCGGTCGTCCAGGTCTCCCCCCTGCGGTTAAATATGTTCCAGTCAAAGTTCACCATGAGACGTTGTTTGATGACGCACCAGACAAGTAAAAACCCATTGCCACCGCAGGTGGCAGCGCAGACCACCAACTCCCTTCACGACTTGGTGGAAATTTTCGTAACGTACAGTAGATGGCTGATCACTATTTCCGTGAGCCTATGAGCGCTGCTCTGATTGCAGCCGCTGTTACTGTTGCATATGTTCATATTCGCTCGTCCCTTAACAACGAAAAAGCGCTTCCCAACTCGGCGTATTTCAAACCAGCATTCCTTGTTGGTTTGCTCGTGTACATCATAGTTCACCAGGGGAGCGGACATCAAGAGACGATATCAACAACACCATTCAGGGCCTAAGTCCAACGGGCTTCGCCCGTTGTCCGTCGGCTTAAAGCAAAAAATGTATAGTTTCTCAATGGCGACCACCACCAACGCTTTCAACGACATGATGCAGCAGTTTCTTGACGAGCTTGTTCTCACGTTTCCTACTGAGAAGAAGCTGGTAAAGTACCAGAACACGTTTGTGCTCCTGCGTAAGGCGAACCAGAAGAAGCCTCTGAAGGAGTTTATGGAGAATGTCGGGCCTTTTGCGAACCACCTGATGCAGAAGGATGAGGAGTTTTTCAAGACGCACGCGGCAGAGGTGCCGTTCCTGAACGATCTGGATATTCCTCGTCTGTGGAACTCTGAACTGTCCGAGGCGACGAAGAATGCCATCTGGCAGTACCTTCAGACGCTGTACATTCTCGGTACGACCATTTCCGCTCTTCCAGCCGAGACGCTCAACATGATCGAGTCGGTGGCGCAGAAGTGTGCCAGCCAGCTCCAGGATACGGCAACCGGTCCCGACGGTACCATCGACGAGGCGGCTCTTATGAACAGCATGAACGGTCTGATGTCGTCTCTGCTCAAGGGTGGTAAGGGGGGTCCTCTGCTTTGAAACAAAATCTCTGTATAAAATAGACGATGATTGATCTGCGGGAACTTATTGCAAAAGATCAGTTGCTCGATTTTTGGCCCACTGGTCGTCAGACGGCCGAACAACGAGTGCTCGCAACGACTCGTTTCATCGTGTACGCCGTCGTGCTCACCTACCTAATTCGCCGCGATGCTCGCATTGTTGCTCTTGGGGCCCTTGTCATTGCTGCTCTTTATGTACTGTACAACATGAACATGATTCCAGACGGTACACGCGCGGTCATGACGGGTCCAAAGGTGATGAGCGGTATCCGTATGCCGACGCGCGACAATCCCATGGCAAACTATCTGCTCGGTGACGACCCGAGCATCGCGCAGCAGGCTCCATGGTACCCGTCTATGAAGGAGGAGGTTCAGAACGAATGGAAGGCGATTCATCCATTTGAACGCAAGCGTGACGCTGAGCGCAATTTCTACACGACGGCTGCGTCAACGTGGCCCAACGACCAGGCGGCATTCACCAATGCTGCATTCGGAAAACCATTTGCCCCCATGTGCCGCGATGACCCAGCGTCATGCAACCCCGACGGTCCATATGCTCGCGGACCCGAGACTGTTCAGCTCCGTGGTGGCAACGGTCGTTAAGGTGTAGGGAAAGGTATGAGCGTGTATACATTCGTTCCACCGTTTGTATACGAAGGAACATTACCAGCATCAAATGTCTGTTCGGGTATAAAGTTTGGATTGGTTTCCAAATTGTATTGGTTTCCTTCCTGAGGGTATCCACCTTGTACGATTCGCAAGTTGCGAATGTATCCGTTGAAAGGTGTCGCCGTCCCTGCGAAAGAGGCTCCGACACCCGAACGAGAGCTGAAAAGAGGCGCCGCCGCAGTTTGAGTCTCTGTTTTGACCCACATTCCGTTACAGAATGAAGAAAGAGTTTTCGAATCATTCGACCATGTAAACGCAATGTGATTCCATTGGTTAGCCTGGGCCCTGAAATCGTTATAGAATCCTGAAAGTACAACCTGGTTTGGATCGATAAGATCAAAAATATCATAAAAAGTTTCACCTTCAAATCCACCCCCTAGAACTCTAAATCTGTACGAAGGCTGGAGGGTCGAATTATAACGATCTTTAACGGCCGGTATACCAAGAGGAAACGCCCAATTATATGTCGTGTTGTACGAGCCGGCCGGCCAAGTGGTTCCAAATGGTAATAAATCAACAAACCCTAAATTGAACCAGTTTTCATTACCATCATCACGTTGAAATTCGGCTTGGACAAAAAAGTCCGGTTTTGACATGACCGGTGTTCCATCTTTCTTTGTTATGTAAATTTGTAGCTGGAAAGATGACCAGTACTGAGCAGGTTGTGGAAGGTAAAATCGCAACCATTCATCCCCGGGACTATAGTACAAACTATTGTTTAAAAACGATCTGTTTATAGCCGAACTGGTCGTCACTGTTCCATCCCCGTTGGTCAAAGAGCACGTAAACGGTCCGGCAATTTCTGGTTCACCAGCGTCAGCTACTTTGATACTCATGTATTCGGTACTCGCGCTGCCCATAGAAAAAATGGTCTGGGCCGTCGAACCTATACTATTGAAATAGACCCAAGCTTCGATAAACAGGTTGTTACCAATCGGGGACGCTTGTAGAGTGTTGATTTGAGCATAGTTACCCACTGTACCTGGTAAAGACAATGCGGTGTTTGTCCCGGGTGCGTTATTGACGATGGCGGCTGAACCGAACAGTTTATTTTTAAACACGGTTGCTGTTGCCGACCCCCCGGCACCGCTCGCATCGATCGATGTGACTGTGACTGTGTAATTTGTAGCATCTGTAAGACCGGTGAATGTATATGACGTTCCGCTCGTCGTCTGCGTCGTCGTCTCCGGTGACGTAACCATCGAGTATGACGTAGCACCTGTTGTTGCTGTCCATGTAAGATCCGCCGTCGTCGCCGTTTTACTGACCGCCTCAAGGTTTGTTACAGGTCCCAGAGCTGTCGTGATTGATGCCGACGTCGCAGAATCTCCTGAACCACCCGCATTTACCGACGTCACTGTGAATGTATAAGCTGTAGAAGGTGAAAGTCCCGTGAACGTGTATGACGATGGATTGCTCGTCGTCTG